AGAATAATACCCCCCTAACCCTAACCTAACAGCATAAGAGTCCTCGTTGCGAGGATCGCCTAGGCCGATTGTGCTCGGGTTAATATATATCTGACTTCCGGGGCGGAATAAATTGTTGCCCACCATACTAATCCTAGCGTTATAAGGCATCATCAACTCATCAAACAAAGAATAGCTTTGAGTAATCAAAGCTTCTTTTCGAAATTGTATGTTAACTTTGCTAAAGGAGATCTCTTTTATCAAGCCTCTGTCCTTCCCAAGAAAAAAGTGGTATACCCCATCTTTCAAGTCCTTTTTTTCATTTCCTGTCTTAGTTTTCTCTGACGTTTTTCTCGCTTCATAGGAATAAAAAATTATATAATCAACATCATCGTCGTAACTACTAGCAGCCACACCGTGTAAAAAAGATGGCAATTTTGAAGAAGACACAACCGTCTTGCCACCTAGGTTACCGTGGCCATGGTTAGTTGTCAAAGTGACTACTCCAAATCGAACGTTTTCATTAATAATCGGAGCATCCCTATAATTCATCTTTTTTAGCACCGAGTTTACCAGATCTGAAATCATCGACTCTATGAACGATTTAAAACCGAACCTACTTTTCCCTAACTTAATTATATTATTTTTAAACCAATCTGAGTAAGCCCTCATAGATATCGGCAATTCCCCTATCGACAATATTGCAGATTTTGAATCTATCGTCGTATCCAGAGCAGTCGTACCCAGGATCATCCTAAACGTGTCTATCTGTCTTTGTATCTGGGGATCTTTTACGTTCGCGTAATTCTCCTTCAATATCCTTAAGACCGACTCTACTAAATCTGCCAAATAAACATAATTTATATTCCTTTGACTTAGGTTTATTGCTGGGCCGTCGTCAGCATTCGGATTCTTTGGTCTAATAGTGGGTGGTGGATCTGGGTCTGTTTTTACCTCTTTTTCTGTGAGTTTTTCTCCCTGAATGTCTTTTAAATACTCTCTTTCATCCGAAATACTCAACTGAAGCCTCTGAATTGCTGTCTCTTTTACCGATGTATCCAGCCTTTCCAAAATTTTGGCATACGCATCGACTAAGCCAGTCGTCTTCTTCTTCTTGATTTTTTTCTTTTCTTCTGGGCTTATAGTTCCGTCTGCTTTTGCTTCCCTTTTTTCTTCTTCTATCGTATCGCTTAGTTGTTTAAAAAAATTCGTATCCGTCCATTTGCCACCCTTGTTAAGAAAAATATCAGAAGACTTTGAATCAAACATAGGCTCAAGTCGGCCGACATAGGAGGCGCTGACATCAATTGTGCCCTCCTGAGTGAAATTAAAGGTATGATCGGTTAACGTAAGTCGAAGACTCATTTTCGTACTATCTACTGCCTGTATTTCCGCTTGGGTGAAAAGATGCTGCATTTCAGGGTAAACTGACCATCCAACATCTGCCTTTATCTCTAAGCCCTTGGGGTTTACTGGAACTTGCTCCTTTGCAACCTTATTGTTTGGGTCGATCAAAAAGGTGCTCTTTGGCTTCTTGATTGTTATCAACTCTGCTAGCGGGGCATATCCTGGATATGGCTTTTCAAAAAAAGACTTCATATTTTGAACATGAAAAGATAAAGAACAGTCTATTAGTTTATCCGCGGTAAACGTGTCCTTTCCTTCGAACGCCATACTAAACTGTTTAAGCCCTGCCCCTTGAAGCCTTCCCCCTTCGTTCATTATCGACGACACCTCGTACTCATGAGTCCTTGAAGGAAACAAAAAAGGAGTATAAACCTTACCGTCTACTTTGTAAAGTTTCAAATATGGCACCAAAGCGGAGATTTTAGCCGGTGACAAATTCATGAAAACCCTGCGCTTTTGCGCTTCGCTAAATCTTCTAGGCGCCAGGATTTTTGAAATAAAAGAGGAAGGATGCACATCTGCAGAGCTTTTCAGCGAATTGAGTGGAACATCGGTTTTGGATTTTTTAGAAAATTTTGAATTAGTGGCCAAACCACCTTTAATGAACTTTAGCCAAATTAAATATTTTTGTTCATCGAACACTACTGCTGACATAATAAATCACCTATTATATAAATACAACACCTTTTCCAAAGGCGTTGGGACATGTATTATGTCGCCATATTTGACATGCCCGTCAGTAGGCTTCCGGTTAAACCATGCTAACAAATACCACAAGCTTACATCACCATAGTATTTATAAGCAAGTTTGTAAAACCTATCTCCAGTAGCCCAAATATGATCGACTACAGTTAATTCAGACACATCCGAAGGCGCTACCCTGTTTAACTTCAAGCCGCTATAATGTCTAAAAAAGTTAAGATTTTTAGCTTCTCTCTTTTTTTTGTAAATATCGCTCTTGTTGATAACAACCTTGCGTCGATCGTTTCGGTCGCTCATTCTTCTGATCCCCCCGTTATTTGATTGGCTCGACTAGTGGATACCGGAGAGTCGGAGTCCCCACTAGTGGTAGATGCTTCTGTTGTGGCTATTTGCTCAAAATTAACCTGTTCATCTGCCCATGGGAATTCTTCACCACCGATCCAGCCATTTTCCTCGTCAAAACCAAGGTCATGTTCGTGGAGTACTTCCATGGTTAATGATATATTAAACTCCCTCGAAAAAATAAGACCCTGCGAACCCTTAACCCAACCAGTTGCCAAAGCTGGCTTCCAATTGAAACCCTTTAAAGCCACCAAAAGGCCGTCGCCCGTCGCCGAGCTTTGAATCAGGTTTGCAAACCTCACTTTCATGAGAGGGGGAGCCTTCAAGACCCTAGCAAAACCACCCTGATCAACTGAACTAACCTTTGGGTACATCATTCTAGTAAACTCTCTCAACGTTCTTAAATTCTCTTTTGCGTTCTCGGGACTGTGGGATAATACATCAAAAGCCAAAGTCATAGAGCGACTAGTCTTCTGGTATGTTAATATGGAGTCCATACGCCCATATACATCCGTAGGCTGCCAAGTTACTTGGAAATTATCTGAAATGTCCGTTATAAACCCTGGAAAGTCTACCTTCTTTTTTGTTGCAATGTGTTCAAAAAAGATATTGTATCCCGTGTTCTTGGATATGTCTTTAAAGTTTAACATAAAAACCCCCCATCACTTGACGCCTACTGCGTTGAGGGCGGCGTCAAGTGCTATCATCTTTCCCTTACCAAGATCCACTTTTAAAATAAACTTTTTAGGAACGCCGTCCGCTGCTTTGATTCTTTTCTGCTCGGCCTCTAGTTGCTTAATTTTATCCGCAAGATTAACAGTAACCGGGGATCCACCAGGAACTGTAACACTAACCTTCTGCATTTTCTTTATTTCTTCTTGATTCTTTTGCGCTATTTTAAGTAAAGCTTGTTGAGACACTAACGTTGCAGTAATTGGATCATCCAACTGCTTAGCGATCCCTTCAAAAATAGTCTGATTGGCTAAAACCAAACCAAAAGCCAGAGTTGGAGTTTCCTGCGCCATCTTCAAGAGGGTCTCTGTAAGTTGAAAACGTCCTCTTTTTAAGTCGTCGTCCTTAATCCGATCAAGCGAAGCCTCAATAGAGTTCATCCTATCTCGCATACGAGAAAATGTTGGATCGTCGTCAACGCCCTTGTGGACTCTCTCTGCTTTGTCTTTGATCTGCCTTACTTGAAGTATTCTCTGCGCGACAGGATCAAAAGAAGAAGTCAAAGAGCTTGTTAGTTTCTGTACGGCCTCTGTTAGTTTGCCTTGAGACTGTATTAGTGGTTTTTCGGGATCCGCACCTGATTCGCGAAGTTTGGACATAACCTCGTCGCTCTTTCCAGAGAGAAGCTTCCTTGTGTCTTCCACCGAGAGCCCCATCTCTTTAGCCACCGACTTGAGGCCAAAGCCCTTTCCGGCTGATAATTGCTGCACGCTGACACCGGCTGAGTCAATCGCTGATTTTATGTAATCTATTCTTTCCGATTCTGTCTTATTCAGTAGCTCCATCGAATTTAAAAATGAACCACCTAAAAGAGCGTTTAATTTTCCTGCCGCGTTGGCCGACCCTTCAAATGTGTCCATCTTCTCTCCAAAGGCAGAGGTTAGGTTCTTGATTGGGATCCCGGTTGACCTGGCGGTCGTTGAAAGTTTCCGAAATTCGCTATTTATTCTGTCCAAACTATACGACATACTTGACTGTAAGTCTCTATAGTCTTGGGCCAATTTCTTCACAGGGACGCCCAATTCAGTGCTCATATCCTTAAAGGAAAGCAGCAATCTCGTTGTCTGCTCCCCCGTCTGATCAAAAGCCATCGTCGCGGATTCAATGATGGCGGTGGATTGGCTGATCTCAACGCCCATTTCAGAATAAGCAGAAACTACGTTGGCCATGCTTCGACCGACATCAAGGTGCTCCCCTGTACTCTCCTCCGCTATTGTAACCATCGCCGTTAAGCCCGAGGACATCGATCCTATAACTTTCTGGAAAGCCTTTCCCGGCTCCAGAGAGAATCCTCTTAGGTCTTCCGAAACCATTTGGAACACTTTTGTTACATTCTTTTGTAGCGGTGCTATATCATTGTCAAAATCAGATAGAGATCTCCCGACTTGGTTATAAAAGTCCCTACTTGCTGCATATTCTTCTTCTAGAGTTCTTCTTTCGAAGCCGCGGCCGAACTCTTCTCTTGCTCCAGCAAAACCTTGGCGGGTAATGTCGGCGCCAGTTCGAAAGCTTCGCCTTGCGGCGCCGCCGCCGCCGCCTCCAGCGGGTGGTGCACCGCCGGGTGGTGTGCCGCCGCCACCTCCGGAACCGGAATCTTGGGCTTCGGCCGCTCTAATTAAATTAGACATGTCGCGCTGTTGATTGCGCTGCATCTCACGTAATGCTCGTGTTAATTCTGAGGCCATGTACTAATTATCTTGAAATATTATTTTTTAAGTATCTTCTTGTTCGGGGTTCTTGTATTTAATAAGCTTTTTCAAAAACCAAGACCTTAATTGAATTGGCAGGGTGTATGCCTCAAGGAAAGACCAATTGCCTTCCTGCTTAAGTACAAAGATCTCTTCATAAACGCTTTCCATATATTCATAACTCAGGCCAAAAAAAGTTTAAGCCAAACCATACCTCGCTTTCATGTTCCCAGGAACATGCGCTGCAGACAATAGTTTGTGTTGTGTCTACGTCTGGAATTACCTTTTTATAAACAGATCTGATCCTTCTACAGTCAGCTGCTGGCATTAATTCTATAAATTTATTTATTTCCGCTCGATTTGTAGAGCCGCCGACTTCGACCACGATGGTTCTCAAAAAATCTATCAAAGTGGAGCTCTCTATGCCTAATTCTGCTTTTTTTGCTTGTTGCTTTTCAACTAAATCCCTATCGCCAGCAGTTAATGGCCGTATACCGGTGCGGAGATTAGTTTGAGGCAGTGTAAACCAAAATAAGCCATTATCATACTCAACCTCTAAAGACTCCAAGTCCACTTCCTTTGTTTTATTAACAGTCAGGTCATACTCATGAGTGGTTCTCTTATTGCAGTTTTCACAAGTTTTGGTAACTTCGTACTCCTTACCATAACCAGAGATACGCGAGGCCAGTAATATTGCGTTTCTATCACCTATAACGAAATCTTTTGGATCAATAGTTTTGTCAATAAGTATGCTTTCGAATAGTTTGTCGAATACAATACCATTTTGTATATAGTCCGCCGACGAAAGTATGTCTTCTTCCTTAGCTGTCAAGGACTTGATCTCAACGGACTCCCTACCGTAAATAGAGCTGCCAGTGTCATACACCCTACCACCAGATGGAAGAGTCACAGTTTCTGTTGGCATGATAAGCGACAGATCAGACAAAAGCTGTGCTGCTTTCGGCGTCGGAGTGTTTACTGATGTTTTATTTGATAAATTCGTGTCTTCTCTTATTCTACTAGAATTGTCTCGCGACATATATCCTCTCTTTCTTGTTGTTCACCTTATTCACCTTGGCCGCCTTGGGGGCCTGTTAAGTCCAGTGCCCCAGTAGGAGCTTCCAAAGTGAATTTCTGTTCTCCCCCAGTCCCGGCTTCGAGCTCAGCCCAATCGTAGGTAATCCCTACCTTGATTTCTATTATATCTTCACTTGCGTACGATAAATCTCCAAAATTCACAGAAGTTATCAACGGATTGTGGATCAGCCACTTTTCCACCTCTACCATTTTAGCTGGATTTTCAGTATTTGGCTGTGTGGCGTATTGTACCAATTGAATTTGACCTCCGAACGATTCAGACATCGATTCTTTCGTTATCGATCGCATGCCATCGGTGGCGCTGTTGGCCAGAGTAACAAATTGATTTGGCATATCATATCCAGCATTCTTAATGATTTCCATAAAACTGTGGGTTGCATCTGGCTGAATGGGGTCTATTATTGTGAAATCAATGGGATCCCAAGTAAGCTTACCTGGGTAATTGAACTTGTAGTTTAAAAAGTCGTGAGCTTTTGTCCCTATCTTTACTGAGGGCTTTTTTACTGACTTTACTATAAATTGCGGCAAACCAGCAAAAAATAGCATCCATCTAAACTTTCTTTTTGGCTCTAAATTTAGTTCATTCCAAAACGGCATTATACAAATCTCCTATTATTATATAGTAAACAAAACCAAAATTAATCTTCAAAAGATGCACCAGTGTTAGTTATAATGAAATCTATAGCAATAAACTCTATTGCTCTTGCGGGCTTTAAGAATATTTTTGCATACATAATGTTTCTATCTATCAAATCAGGCGTTGTTGTGGTTTCATCCAAGATAACCCTATAATCTGACAAGCCCAAGCGCGACTTAACACTGTCAAGAAAAGGTAGAGTCTTTCCAAGAAATCGATTCCAAGTCGCCGGAACATTCTGGTCAAAAAGAAGCGATGATGCAATCCTTGAGATCTCCTTTTTCAAGAAAATTAGAAGCCTTCTTACGTTTATCCTATCCAAGGCAGATTGGGTTACTTGCATCGTCTTTTGCCCAAAAACCACGATCCCTTCTGACGGGAACTTGGCTATTGGATTGATATTGGCTTCATATAGTGTATCCCTCTCTTTGGAAGAAAGATGTTCAGTGGTGTTCAACACTTTCAGGCCTGCATTTCCCCTATCTAAGCCTCCGCGGTTGAAGCCAGCCGGAGCAAACCATATTTCGTTCCTCTCTTCGGTAAAGCCAAACACACCCAATGCAACAACCGAAGGGGGTACCCAGAGCTGAGCATCGTTTATTGTATCTGCTACCTTTACCCACGGATAATAGGTACAGCCATAGCTCGATGTAAGGCCGCGGTCTTTAAAAGTTCTCGCTGATTGCTTTGCTGTAGTCCCCAATCGGGCTGCCATGCCACCGATTTGTTTTTCTTCGTGAGGAGGAATGTAAACGTTCGGAAGATCAATGATAGCCAGCGCGTCGGCGCGGGTTTCTGCAGTTGAAACAAGTTTTGCGGTCAACCTAGGTTCTGTTAAGCCCGGGGCACATAGAACATTGCACTCTACAACTTCTGGATCTTTTGCTGACAATATTGCCCTCTCAAGGGTCGCGTATTCATAGCTAGATTGAGCATCGGTAGCTGCTACCAAAAGCTTGTTTCTAAAGGGATCTGCTTCTGTGATGTCTACACCGTCGTGACCTCCATAAAATGGTGCAACAAACTGATCAACACCCATTTGAGTCAAAGCGAAAGATCCGCTTTTTGCTGTATACGATACATCGGCCGCGGCGGTTTCCAGGGCCCTGGATGCGTTAATGTGGTGAACAGATACGGGATTATCCTCTCCAAAAGACAAGTCTGCTCCTGCTGAGCCTGAAAGTTTTATATCATCTAAAGAAAAATACCAAGAATAATTATTTTTAGTCGAGTCACCCGGGGTTCCACTTTCCGATGTTATTGCCTTACTCCTAATCGCGATGTGATCAGCGTGTGCAGAATTATAGGTTCGACTTGCCGAAAGTTTACCGCTAGTATCCAAAGTGATTGTTGAGAATCCGAAGTAAGCATTCGACAGGTCATCGCCGGGATGACTAGACAATAAGCGTGCTTTAGGAAATTCGTATTCAAAAGTCCCAATTCCGGTGCCTGTGATGGCGTTTCCATCATTTTTTAGCGCGACGGTCCACGGAAGAAGCCACTTTGATTTCGTGGCGTCGTCGTGGGCCGCGGCCGTGGAATCGGTCGCGGCGATGGTGACGGGCGCGATTGGACCAAAATAGCCCCACGGGACAAGATCCGGACTAATACTGCCATTATCAACGTCTTCGTTCATTTCCACTCTCACTAAATCTGAGTTGTTCTTATAATTCCCATAATACTTGTATCTCTCTTCTGACTCATCCCATGTGTAAAAAACATCTCCGATTCTTCTAGCGACATAATTTGCAGAATTTGGATTCAAATTGCAATTTGAAAATACTTCCACTATTTGCTCTGCCTTCTTGGCTCTATCAGCTACGCCCTTAATCACTACTGTAAATGTCCCATACGGGTCACCAGAAGAATCGGACGGATTTGGAGGAGATATATCCTCTATTGTTACTTTGTAATTTTTTGAAAGATCATCCCCAGGGGACAAACCTACCAACCTAAAAAGTTTCTGAGGCGAGGTTGTTAATGGATCATAATCGGTCTGTAGGCCTTTATCTTGACTGAAAAACCAACTAGTTGAAGGGTACGTTGCTCCTTGGTTGTGGTTTCCAAATTCCCAATCTGTAGTCGCGGTATTCAGAGGGAGGCATATCAAGCCATACAAGCCGCCTGGATCAACAAACTCCTCTCGAATTGTATCTTCAAAGGTCTCACCCAGCCAGTAGTCGCCGTCCGCGGACTTCGAACGTGGGTTTGAAATTGCCGCATTTGTCATAACGGGATTTGTGTTCAAGACGCTTCTTATGAAGTTTTGGCCGGGCTTAAAAGATATCACCATTGGGTCTGAAAGTGCCGCGCTACTGGCATCGTCATACATCTGAATTCTGAATTCATGCGATGAGTGCCTCACGAGGCCCTTCTTTTGGGTCGCGTTGACCGTCGCGCCGCCCGCACCCAGGACATCACCGATGACCGCGGGGCGAAACGCGTCTAAAGCTTTGTTACTATATATAATAGCCCCAAGAGTAAGCTTGCACGCGTTATTATTGTCGGGCGCCTTGACTAAAAACAAACCCCATGCTGAGTTGGCTTTCCAGCCTGCATACCCGGATTCTGAAGCTTGGGGGTGTTGAATCCCCAACAGTCTCACAACATTAACCGGAACGTCTATCCCTGCTGATAAATATGCCTGCGCGGCATAAGATGCGTATGTCGGGGCAAGATATCCATTACCCTCTCTCCAAGTATCTTCACCGGAGCAGCCCGGGATGGGAGAACCAAAAACTCTTACAAATTCTTCAAAAGACTCCACTCTTTGTGGCCGCATTGCTGGGCCTCGCTGAGTTCGACCTATGATTAGCGGACCAACTGCTGGTGCAACGCGTGGGATCTGTGACCGGTCTATCTCCTTCAGGAAGATGCCCGGTGAAACAAACTTATATTTTCTTGCTGACATTATTATATCTCCTCGACGATAATAGGGTTCTAGTTAATAACTATGTTGATTACCTTAGTAATTAGTTTAAAAATACCCAAAAAGAATTAAAAGAAAAGATTATGAATGAAAAGGGCCCCCATTTGGGGGCCCCAGGTGTGAAGGGGAAGAATAGGAAGGTATTACTTAGCTAAAAACCAAATGATAACAGAGTCGCTCTGTATGCTGATAAGATCGCTACCAAGAGTTACCGAGGTGTCTCCTTCTTCAGCAAAAAACTTCTCACTATCACCGGCAGAAAGCTGAGCAGCTGAGCTAGCTCTCATCTTTGCAACACCATTAACAAAGACCATGATACCCTTATCAGAGCCAAGGGTGTCACCCAAGGAAATCGAAACCTCACCGCTGGTATCCGAAGAAGCCGCGGCGTGGTAAACGATTACAGGCTGTAGACCTAAGTTGTCTCGGGCGGCAGATGCGGTGCTGGCTCCAGTACCACCATGAGCAACCGTTAGGTCGGTCGAGAGGGTAAGTGAACCTGCGGCTAGAGCGCCTGATGATGGGTTGTAGGTAAATGCCCCAGTGTCATCCAAAAGAGCATTAGATTCATCGTTGAACACAACCGGAAAAG